TGGTAGGTTTAGATGTCTCCAAGTAACGATTAAGAAATATCTAAAGTCTTGTAGTTTTTTTGGTAGGGGTTGCAATTATAAATCAGCTAAAGGTACAGCATCTAGGTCTGGTAGGTTCTCCATAAGCTCTTGCATTGGGTTACTTTCTACAGGAATACACTCGACACCATTATCTTTTAAAAACTGTCTAGCTACGTTTAGATCACCTGCCTTTGCTTCTCCACTTTGTATCTTGCCTAATAATTCTTTTGCTAAACATTCATGTAAAGTTTCTAATGTTTTTAAACTTCTATCCATGATTAGTCTTGTTTTTAAATAATATAATCATTTCTTACTTGTATTGCCAGTAAGAAGATACTTTATCTTACCAAAGAAACCTAGCTTTCTAACTTTCTTGTATAGTTTCATACCTCTTTCATACTTGTATAGTTTGGTTTCTATCTCTGATATACGACTTATTGCTGAAGTTAAAAGCAAATCTTGTAGTCTTGTGTATTTAACTAGGTCTAAGCAGTATGCCCTTACAGCTTCATCAGGCATTTGTTCTGTTTCACGTTGCTTAACTTCGATTTCAAACTCGATTTCTGGCGGTGGGTTGCCAACAAGGATTTTAAAAAATTCTTTGTGGTTCATGTTACTGAAGTCCAGTACTAGAATTTGGATACATTCTGGCTTCTATAAAAGCAACTGCTTGATCGTCTAATGTATTGTCTGTTTGTTTAGCTATTGCTTTTAACAGATCAAGTATCAACCTTTTCATTGCTTTTGATTTTATAAAAACCAAAAGTATAGGTTTAAAAATTTTTAACATGATGTTAAATATGTCTTACTTTCCAAACATAGCTAAACTGCTAGTATTAGACAAGAGTTTGCACTTCTATGGAAGAAAAAGACAAAGAAGGTTTTGATTGGGGTGACTTATTTGGTCACGCTGTCAGGTTTCTTATTTTAACTTGGTCATTATCAATGATGACCCTTGGATATATGGGTAAGGTAAGAATTGATGGAGCGTTCACAGCAGGACTTGTCTCAGGAGTCTTAGGATCTTATGGAATAAGTGTAGGACAGAAGAAAAATGGCAATTCTCCTAAAATAGTGGATAATAGTAAAAACAAAGTAGGTATCAAATGAAAAAACTACTTCCCTTTTTATTTATGATGTCCGCACCAGCTTATGCAGACATTACTCATTCTATTCAATCTGTAGCCAGCGTATCTACTCTAGGTGCTAGTGCTACGTCAGAGCGCATTGGATCGTCTATTAGTGTTGCTGGCACAAACGTCACGCCAAAAGCTAATACAGTAGCAGGTCAGATAGGTTCTCTTGATCTAGCAGATGCTGGTATAACTAATGGTGTTCCTACTATTGACTACGACACTAGCTTTAATGTTGTAAATACAGGAGATGCGTTTTCGGCATCAGAAACTTACATAGAAGCCGATGCTATCCCAAGTTTATTATCTGCCACAGTGACAAATGGGGTAGTACCATCGCTGCCTTTACTTGGTAAAAATACAGTTATATCAGGTGGTGACGTAGGATCTGTAGCTATCACGCTTGATAGTGGGCAAGCATTGACAGTAAACCTATCTGACATGGGTGCTGGTACAACTGCAACTCTTCAGTCCACTATCACTCTTGGCCTTGATTAATGAGGTGGTTTCTATGCCTGTTTCTTACAATACCTAGTGCTTATGCAGGAAGTATTACACCTCGATTTACAACAGGCCAAATGGAGCAATCAAGTCGTAGCGTATCTACGATCCAAGAAACTATTGTTACTGAAAACTATAGAACAGGTTTCAGCTATACAGTACAAGGCCATAATATTAAAACAGACTCATATATCTCACCTGATGCAACATATACAACAAGTCAGAATACAGGCAATGGAGCAGTTAATTTTCAATGGGTGACACCAGAATTAACAAGCAAACCTCAGTGGACCATAGTGACGGAAGGTTCAGATTTCAGTCTGGTCGAAAATTTCCTAGCACCTGGATTAGATGCAGTTTCCGTAATAAATCGAACACAAACCATAGAAACCCAAACAACTTCCTTAAGTATCTTTTCCCAATAGGGTTACTGTTTTCAAGTCCTATATATGCTAGTAATACAATATCTAGCCCTTCAGCATCCAGTTCTGGAACGGTTATAAATAATGGCTATCAAACAATAAATGGAAATTTTCCTACTCATAGATTTTCAAATGGAATACAATGCCAACTTCCTACTTTGGCTATCACTCCCTTTGTCACTAAAGGAGAAAATTTTTCCCTTCCAAGAAGTACAATCTCTCGAACCAATATTTATGACACTGCAAAAGACAGTGATACAGGCCAGTTGCTTAATCCTGGGCACATTTTATATGTTGCAGAACAGGAACGATTAGATCAAACTGTATATAACCTGAATTATGGAATAACCGCTAGTTTTCAAATTCCACTTGGAGGCGGTGGTTTTAACAAGGAATGTTTACAGGCTGCACAAACATATAGGAAATATCAGGAGTTTATGCTTGATGCCAAGAAATTAGAAGTCAATCTTAACCGTCTTAAAATATGTGCTGAGCAACTAAAACTTGGTGTTAAGTATGTAGGAGAAGATGCTGTTAGCTGTAGAAATGTTGTGCTGACCACCGTTCCAAATCAAGTTATCCCACATACTCACAAATTAAAGTAGACAAGCCACGGGCTGTGGTAAGACTTATCTACAGATATTTATTCTACCTTATCTTTCTTCTTTGTCAGCTTCTTTATTATATTTTTTACCAAAGGTTTTACGACATTAAGGAGTAGTGGAGTAGTGGCAGCAACGCTAGCAATGACAGCAGTGCTAACAAGCTGTGGAGGATTCGGTATGTACTGATCTTTGAACGGTACGTCTTCATAAAGAGTGATACATTCAATTCCATCTTCTCCCCTTTTATAACCTTTTATACGCTCCAAACGCTTTTCATTAACAAAACTTCCTACTCTTAAATCTTTTTTACCAGGACAAGGTGGTATTTCTATTGTTTCTTTCTCTTCTTTTTTCTTTGGTATAACAGGTCTATATTCTGGTTGCTGCGGAGATTGCGTAGGAGTTACTGTTTTTATAAGTTTACTTGGGTCGTATTCTATTGGATTAAACGAAGGCATCTCTCCTTCTGGACAAGTTATATATGCGTTTCTATCGTTGTATAAAATACTAGGATTTTTGGTTATTTCTAAATCTCTATGGTATAAATTACAGCCTGGAATATTACCTGTTAAAACGTGTTCAGGTATAAGAGGTGTTTCTGGTATATCTATCTTCGGTATCTTTATTTTAGGTACTTTTATTTCACTCATCTTTATCTACATTGCCAATAGAAATAGACCAACCATCTTCTCCAAATTTACCTTTTTCTATAATCTTAGATTTCTTTACTTTTTTATCTAATTCTTCGTGATACTTTTTTATATCGTTATCTAGTTCTAAATTAAATTTTTGCATACGCAACCAATGTATAAACTTATCTACATAGTATTTAACTAACTTTTTTATAAAACCAAATATCATTTAATGATAGGCATAGATGGACCTGTCATTTTAGGTAAACCATTATCTAATATTTTTGGCATCATTCCTTGAACATTACCAAGAATTTCATTCATAACTTTAGATTTAAACTGTTCTGAAGTTACATACTTGTAACCAAAGTACGCCCCGCCACTCATGGAGGCTACCATTACAAATGAGATGATACTTAAAATCTGACAGATGCGATTTAGCATATATTTAAAAATTTTTATGTTACTGCTAATTATAGGTATAGCACCAGTTTATGTCATGTCTGGTATGGTTCATAGAAAATTAAGGAGCTTTACGAGATCTACATGATCTCGTTTTACAAGCATTACGGCAATAGATGCGTCTTTGTTCCATTGTGTTGAAAACAGTTCCGCATACTGGGCATTGTTTGGTTAAATAACCATTATTATCTACTTTTTTTTTGTTGGCTTTACTTCTTCTTCTGCCCTGTCAGCTAATATTGCATTGATTTGTACAGCCCTTGTTTGACAATTTTTTTGCACTTGTACCGCTTCGTCAAAGTTTTTCTGTAACGTTAAAAGTTCCTGTTTAAGTTCTTCTGTTGTTTTGCGTGGCATAAATTAAATCTTAGATTTACCTAGTGTAACCGCAGCATCTTGTGCTGTAAAGTCTTCAGTTGTCCAAATAGATGTAGTGCCATCTTCTTTTTTATAAGCCTTGATAATTTCAAGGTGTTTGACATTTCTTTCTATTTCTTCTTTTTGCTCATCTGTTAAAGAAGATAAGGCAGCAAGGGTGTTAATTACAATTACGCTATCTCCGGCATTAGTAAAGATAGTTGCAATTTCATCAGTGGTACGTTCAGTCATTTAAGTAGGTTTTGTAGGCCAAGTTATGTTGTCTGGAAAACCAGCTTGTGCTGGAACATCTCTCAGTGCTTGTCTATATGTTCTCCATTCGTCTGTAATTCTGTCAGCCAATGCGTAAACATCTGACTGAGATAACAATGTATTGCGCTGATTACGAATTAAATCTTTTTGTAATGCTGCTTCTTCGGCATTATAACTAGAAATTTCCTCTTCACTAAGAGCAATTTCAGTGCCGTTTATAATTTTAAACATAAAATACTCCTAAGAATCTTTAATTCCATACAATGAAAATTTTGCACCAGCAGGCAATTGCTCAAAGAAAGTTGTAATTTGAATACCATTCCAAGTGCCAGTTTGTGATTCTCCCATTCCCGAATGAACTGAATTACGCATATATGTAGAGGATCTATCACCCTCTAAACTATGCCCATATGCAAAAATTGGTGTATTGCTTTCACCTATATTATAAAAAGTTAGCTCTCCACTTGCAAGTAATCCATTATTATCAAGAAACAAAGATGCTGTGTAAGCATTACCATAGTCTGCACCAGAACTATCGCTTATAATATTATGATATGAATATATATTACTTACGGCAGATCCACTGATTGCACCTCTCCACATTATGTATTGTGAATTAGTTCCTGATCTTACAAAATTATAAAACAACTTATAGACAGGGTAAGTATTGTCTAACCCTGTGAATATTACAGAAGTTGCTGCACTTGATAACTCGGTGGTACTTATAAAAGTCATAGCACCACCAGGCGGCGAAGCAAAGCCAGCTTCTCCGTTAGCATCGACTGTTAATACATGACCGTTTGTAGGGGTTCCTCCATTATCTTTTAAAACAACATTAATCCCAGGAACTCTAAATTTAGTAATATTAGTGTCACCTAAAGTTATTTCGTTAGCAACATCAGTAGCACTTCCACTTGCGTTAGCTCCAATAATAATGTTGTTATCACCACTATTAAATCTACCTGCAGCCTTACCTATTAGAACTTTGTTTGTACCAGCACCAGAATAATCACCAGCCATATCACCAACAAAAACAGATGACGATGAAGTAGCATTTTCTCCAGCAAGTCTACCTATCGCTACATTATTACCTGTAGTTGTTACTGCTTTAAGTGCTTCATAACCCAGCGCAGTATTTGAACTTCCAGTGGTAATAGCTGTACCAGCTTGATAACCAATAATAGTGCTATTGTCAGCAGTAGTTTGACTTTTCCCTGCCCTATATCCATACAAAGTATTATTCTCTGCACCACTAGCAAGTGCATTACCAGCTTCATATCCTGAGAAGGTATTAATTCCAGAATTGGAAGCATTACCAGAACTATCTTTAAGGTTTACAAAAAGCTCACCTGTGCTTGCACCACCACCACCACCAGATTGAGCAGCCCAAGTTAAACCTCCAGTGTTTCCAGATTGAGCAGTTAATACATAACCATCAGTAGGGGAGTTACTTACTTTTAAATTAGCTTCATCAACTACGTTATCTGCAATAACAGTAGCCCCATCAGCACTAGATGTAACTTCTCCAGAATGATTAGGGTGGACATAGTTATTAGCAGAAGCCGCTATACCGTTAAGTTTAGTGTGATCTGCGTCAGTGAATACATTACTGTCAGATGCTGCTTCAACTGCTGCCCTAACTTGTGCGTTAGATAATTGTGTGTTGGTATCTGTAGTTTGGTCAACCCAACTTAAGCCACCAGAACCATCAGTTTTTAAAACTTGATTAGCATTTCCATCATTATCTGGAAGAGTAAGGGTATAACTAGCATTTGCACTATGAGGTGGAGATTTTATTTTTACACCATGACTGTTTTGTGAACAGTTAAGTTGGATAGTACCATCAGCACTACTGCCATCACCTTTAACTTCAACAACACCTGTACCGTTAGGATTAAGTTTGATATTACCGTTAGACGTACTTGTGGTTATTTCACTAGCTTGAACATCTAAGTTACCACCTAATTGTGGTGTAGTGTCTTCCACAACATTAGATATACCTGACCCACCTCCACCTCCTGACTCAGCAGCCCATTCAAGACCTGTTGAAGTGCTGCTATTAGCTTTAAGAACATAGCCATTAGTACCAACAGCTAAAGCAGTAGGATCTCCTGTTCCATCTCCAACAAGTAGTTCACCTTTACCATCAAGGTCACTGTTCATTACAGCCCCTGCTGCATTTACGTTGGTTGCATCAGTTACATCAGCACTAGCTTCAATACCATCTAATTTAGTAGCCTGATCATCACTCATTACACCCCAAGCAGATGTAGTAGCTGCTGGGAGACTTACATTATTACCAGAACTAGATTCAACAGTTAAAGAAGTACCGTTAGCAGTAGCACTTAAATTTGTACTACCTGCAAATTCAGTACCACTAGCATTATCATCAATTTGAGTAGTAACTGTTGTTGAATCAATTATATTTCCTATTAGTTTGCAGTTATCAGATCCCGATGCAAGATTAATTCCTTTTGTATATTTATGAGTACTGTCTTTACCTTTGATAGTATTATTTCCAACAGTATTAAACGTAGAATTACCAAATAATCTTATTGCTTCATGTAATGTAGGTGCTGTTTCAGATTCTGTAGAAGCTGCACTAATTACATTTCCTTGTACGGTTGTATAACTTGTGCCATTTAAAGAAACTCCATATTGTAAATTAGCAAATCTATTACCTACAACAAGACAGCTACTACAATTATCCAATCTAACACCGTCATCTGTATTGCTACTACTGTTATTAGATAAACCTAACAGTTGTGATCCACCTGTTACTGCAACACCATTACTGTTAGTGACATAAATGCAAGCAGAGGCATCAGCAGCCCCTACAAAATATCCACCTGTAATACTTAAAGCACCAGCACCATCTATGTTTGTAGCAAATATACCGTTAGTTTTAAACCCATCAATTATTGGTCTGATAATATGAATATCCCAATTTAAATCATCGTTGGTTTGACCATCTATATACCAACCAAAATCAGCAGTAGTTGATTCTGCTCTTTGAAAAAATATATCTCTTATATCTTGTCCAATAGCTAAATAACTAACACTTTTAATAGTGGTAGGATCACCTGTTCTGTTATCATCTGTTTCTACGATTTCTATACTAGCTAAAGGTGATATAGAACCGGAACTAAATCTTGTTGCGTCAAAGTAAAAACCAACGCCAAACATACTAGATGTAATTGTTGTTCCGTTAGCAGTTTGAGTAGCATTTGTATAAATTCCTAAATTCTGTGTAAAACATTTATGAACAGTTACACTAACGCAATCAGCAAAGTAAAAACCAACAGCAAAGTTACCAACTCTTAAGTTACTTATTCTTGTTGATTGAACAGCACTAGCAACACTTGCTCCATGACCACTAACAACCACACCAGCTAAAGATTCAGATAGTGTTGCGTTGTAATTAGGACAAGTAAATGAACCACCTATCTTTCTTTGAATATAGAAGTTTTCAATTCTAGAATATTCATTTAAACCACTGCCACCAGGCTCACTAATTTGTATAGCTGGTCCTTCTGTCCATTTCAGAAGCTCTGGCATAGACTCATCACCTATCAGTGCTTCAAAACTGCCATCTAATAGAAGAGTACTATCTATTCTGTAACTACCTTTTGGAACATAGACAACTTTCCCAGTATTAATTGCAGCTTGGAAATAGCTTGCGCAATCAGTACTAGCTGTTGTTGTACCAACAGGAATAAAATCCGATACATTAATGCTATCTTTTAATTTGGCATCTACAGTTCTAGCTACAGCACCTGTACCAGTTTGAGTGAAAGAAATATTTCCACTTGTATTAGTAGAATCTACATAAGCTTTAATTGACTGTTGACTAGCTGCTTTGGTTGCAGAATTACTGGCCATATTATCTTCATCTAATAAATCAGAAGATATTGAATAGTTATTAGCTGAAGATTCTATACCATCTAATTTAGATTTATCACTAGCAGACATAGAACCTGCTGCACTGGTTGTAGCTGCTGAAATACTTATAGCTGGCGTAGTACCACCAGAGGAGACTATAGGAGTTGTACCTGTAACAGAACTAACAGTACTTAAACCACTACCAACAATCTCTTGCATACTGAACAAAAGTTGATTGGCATTATTATCTAAATCTGTTTCTGTAAGAACACTACCATCTTCAAAATCAACTCTTTTTGTACTTATATTTGTATTTCTATTTAATACAACATTACCTGTACCACTAGCAGGTATGTTTCCAGAAGTAAATTGTACTTGTGAACCTACAATATTGTAATGAGTACCTAATGTTTTAGGATTGCCATTAACAGTAACTTCAATTTCACTATTTAATAAGAACGGAAATGATATAGAAAAGTTAGCTTCACTACCAGTACCATTATGATTTTGTGATGTAGCAGAGGTGTTGACAGCCATGATTAATTGTTGAGTGAATTAAGAAACTTATCAGCATAATCAGATTGTATGCCACTTTTATAATTCATTATACTTTCTTGTTCTTGGTCTGAGAAGTTCTTTTCAATATAATTTTGTTCTGCCCTTTGTATGTAGCTTTTGTTAATAAAAGTTAATTCAGCAAAAATACCATTTGCTGCTTGCTGTCCTAATTGACTATTTAATCCTTCTTCTTCAATTATCTTTTTATTTGATGTATATTCTGACGATTTTAAATATGTGTTCATGCTTTGAATTATAGTTTTATCTCCATAACCAACATCTAGTTTCATTGTATTTATATCTACTTTCAGAGCATTGTATTGTTGTGTATTCAATCTAATTGGTACAAATTCATCTTTAGTCATATCGCCTGTTATATACTCACTTGGTTCTTGTATTCTTCTACCAATCTGTGCTAGTGCTGTCCATATTGGATAGTTCTTACTTTTCTTGGTAACACTAAATCCAAACACATTACCACCAATTCTATTCGGATATAGTATTGGTTCATTTGTTATATGTTCTACATCAAAAGGTATATCAGGTCCTATGCCATATTTTTGTTTGATCTGATTTAAAATTGCTCTACTTAGTATGGCTCCATCTCCACTTGTTTCATAGTTAGGATCAGTTGGATCGTCTGTTCTTAAAACATCTCCCGCCCTTACTTTTGTATCTGGTCTTCTTTGTATCTGTTCTATCTCTTCAAAACTAAAACCCATTACTCTTAAAATGTCGTGTGGGTATCTTCTAAGGTCTGACATAAGACCAGAGAAAGGTAAACGAGAAGCAACTTGCCTACCAAAAAAATCAAAACCTTTTTTCAATCTATAATTTTTTATAGGATCGCCACTAGCATCTACAGGTGCAGAAGCATCTCTAAAAATATTTACAAATTCTTCTACCTGCGAAGTCCATGAATCGTTGTAAAAGTTTTGCACTACAGACGCAATCATACCTGTAGTTAAATCATCATAAGGTTTACCACCAAATAAACCTAGAGCATTTGTAGTATCAACAAGCATTTTTACAGTTCCAGAAAAAGGTTCAAATGCTCCTTCGTATGACCTGTAAAGATAAACTGGTTTGCCATCATCTCCTATTAATGGTTCTCCATTAGCATCTTTCTGTAAAAAACCTACGCTATATGGCCTCCAACCATTCTTATACATATTTATCCACATATTCTTGCCTTGCTCTTTACCAAAATCAGGACCACCACCTGTAAGTATTATTGGTGGAATAAATGTAGGGTCACTCATAAGCATATTTGCAGCTATTGATAAACCAGAAATTGAAGTAACAAGTGCAACAGCTTGATTAATGTCTGCATTAGCTAAAGCTCTTATTTTTGGATCAGGACTATTTAACTGTTTTCTTAGTTCTGGAATAAAAAATTCACCTAAAGGATTTACTTTTTTACCGCCAATAATAGGTATAAAATCTGGATAATTTATAGATTGTTGTTTGTTAAAGGGATTTACAACTGGTGTAAATAAAACATTGTTTCTAAAATTAGCTGATTTTATATTTGTAGGTGTTCTAGTAAATGATAAAAATAATCTGACTAATGGGAACTGGTTAGCTTTATCATCTCCATATTTCATAAATTGTCCAAATGGACCTGTAGTATCTATGTCTTGTGTAAAGGTTGCAAACTTTGCTTGTTTCTTTGCATGAAGTAAAAATCTTTTTGTAAGAGGTTCTAGCTCACTACCACCATTCTGTGCATACCATTCAAGAACTGCCATCTTATGTTTATTAATAAATTTACCTATGTCTTCTCCTTTTAATCCTTGTCTCTTCGCTTCTAAGAAAGACATATATACAATATCTGCTATCAAGTTAGGAGCTTGAACCATAGCATCAGTAGCGGTCATATTACGACCAGAAAATCTAATGACTTTTCCTGTTGTATTTATAGCTTGCCCTTTTATTCCTACATCATCTGATTTAATTGCAAACTTATTTTCAAATTTTCTATTACCTAAATTTATAAAGTTATCTTCTAGTTTCATAGATTTTTTATAAGCTTGTCTCATAAAATGATAATTACTATGTAATGCACCTAAATGTCTTATAGCTGCTTCAAACATCTCTGGATTTTCTGCACCATAAAAAAGTTTTAATTGTCTGTGGTAAGTATTTAAAGTTGCAGAAATAAAGTTTGCAGTATTAGTACCAAATCTATATAACATTCCATTTATACCTATTTCATTTGCAATTCTAAAAGTCTTATTAAAAGCACTATTTTCTTTAAGTTTAAAAGCGTTTACCTTTGTAAGACCAAATAAAGTTTCTGGCTCTGCTTCTGCTGCTTGTATAATTTTTCCAATTCTATATAACTCAGAATAATCTCCTGTAGTTTTAGATATTTCTAATTGTCTAGTCAAATCTTTTTTTAAGTCTTCTGCACTAAAAGCAACTTCATCTAAAACATTTGCTAACTTTTCTTCATTAATATCACTTGGTTGTATTTTTTCAGAAGCCACATATTCTGCAACTGTCTTACCTTCCATACCTTTTTTTGCTTCTATATTTAATTTTTCTAATGTTTGACCTGCCCTACTTGAAGGTACTAAATATGACGTTAACCATTTTTTCATATCGTTAATAGATTCTGATAATTCAACTATGGCTGTTTCAATTTGTTCTGGATTTTTTTGATTTAGAGCATTTAAAAAGGCGTTGTTTTTACTATCCATTCTTTCTGATGCTATTACTGCTGTAATTGCTAAAGCAGCATTTACTTCTTTTTGTTTTTTTATTCCATGAAAGTTCTCTATTTCTTGTGCTTTTTGTTCAATTAAACTTGCATTTTCTAATGAAATAATTTTCTTTGCTAAATCTGGTTCGTTTGGATCAAATAAAGCTAGAGCTTTTAAAAGTGTTTCCTTGTCTGTTTCTGAACTTAAGCTAGTCCAACCTTTATCTTTTAATGCTTTGGTAAGGTTTCTTAAGTTAGTAACACTAGGTTCATCAACATATTTAAGAAGTACTGTTTGTGTTGGGTTTAAATCAGTTCTTCCTAAGTCTTGTGTTGTGCCAACAGTTTTCGTTGAGTTCTTTTTAATAAAAGCTTGGTCTGTTGGTACGTTAATTTTCAAACCACCTGTATTATCAGAACTAGCTTTTGCTGATCCTGTTTCTGCTGTAACTAAATCTTTGATTTTTTTATGAACAGTAACACCATGATTTCTTACTGCATTAACATCAATACCTTGATCTTCTAAAAGTTTTGTTAATCGTTCCTGTGATATTTTCTGTGCATCTGTTAAAGGTTTTACTCTGTTTGCTCTTAATATATAGGCAACTTTATCTATATCAGAATTAAATTCTAATGTAGCAGAGCCATATCTAGGACTCATTTTTAAATAACCTTTAGGTAAAACAAATTCGCCTAAGTTAACTTCTCCTATATTAAATTTAGTTTTTGCTTTGTTATCTATTGATTCATCTAAATTTTTTACTTCTGGTTCTACTTGTCCTTTTTTAAAATTAACATTACTTACATCTATATCATCTGCTTTTACATTTGCTTTTACGTCTGGGTTTTCATCAACAGCTTTTTTAAATATACTTAATGTTTCAAATATTTTATTTAGTTTAGGCTTGTCTTTTTTTGTTATAAGTTTATTTATTTCATCTGCATTTTTATCTGCAAACTTGTTCATATATTTTTCAAGTTGATTTAGAGTTCCTCTAAAAGTTGCACCAAAACCTGCACCCAAACCTATAGCTTGAAAGTACTCTTTTACACTAGGAAATTTCTTTTCATCTATTAGTTTTCTTATAGTAAGTTCTGTACCTGCTAAAGTACCACCAAAAAGACCTGACTGCCTTATACCTTTCCAACCTTTAGCTGTAGAGCCAAAAGGTATAGCTTGCACTACAGCAGCAGCAAAAGCTTCTCCGTAGTTTATTTGATCTGCAAATCCTATTTGTGCTTGATCTCCTAATCTTGCTTTTTGTGCAGCAACATTCAACTCCCAACCTACACCTGCGTTAATTAACACATTCGCACCAATACCCCAAGGACCCATTTTTAATAATGGTGCAGTAAGAATATCAGTTGAAATACCACCACTTATTTCAAGACCAAGACCTTGAAAATCTCTAACCCATTGTCTAAGGTTATTACGATCTGGATTATCCCACTCAATACCTTTGCTTTCATATTCTTGTATAACTTTATTTAAACCTTCTTGAAACTTCTCTCCTTCAACAACATTTAAAGGTATGCCATCTTTGACAACATTAAGAAAGTTAATACCTGTATGCTTTTCAAATATCTCTATTGCTTCTCTTTGAAACTTACCTCTTTGTCCAAAAGGTTTTGTGTATAAATTATTCTGTATATATCTTTTGTAGCCAACATAATTTAAAGCACCATCAGAAATGTGACTATTGTTTTGTTCTTCATCTTCTTTATTACTAGCTAAATATATTGATGTCAGTTCTTTTGACGGATCAAAGTTTACTTCGCTATAGAAATTAAAATCTCCGTCATCTCCATCTAACAAATCATCTGCATAATCTTGTTCTTTACTTTTAAATAAAGTGTCATAAGTATCTTTCATACTTATTTCTTGGTTCCAATCAAAGTAACTATTTGTTTGAACATTGTTAGAACCTACATTCTGCGGTTGATATGCAACCTTTGGTTCAAGTTTTATAAAAGTATTTGTTAAAGGGTCTATTTGAATACTTGTATTTTGTTGATTAGTTTCTTCTTTCTGATCTTCGTTTTCAGAATTTGTTATAGCAGAATTTGTCATTAGATTATTGTTTTAGAACCTTGTGGGTCTACATTCCATAGAATATCAATTACTCGTTTCAATGTCTCTTCATCTTCTTTAATTGGTTCCTTAATTAATAATTGTTCTTTTGTTTTTACACCTGCATCAGCTAACCCTACATACTGTGAAGGTCTAAGCATTTCTGTAATTATATCTTTTGAATAAGCTCCAAAAGGAAACTCACGAATACCAAGTCTAGCTCTTGCTACTCTCATAAGAACTGATTGCATTACACCAATCATATCTTCTTCAGATGTTAATATTGCTTCTGTCAATACCATCTGTGCGATTGCATATTTAGCTTCTACATTTTCTTTAGTGTTATTCATAACTAAATCTACATATATTTCTTTAGCTTTATCAATAACTTCTTTTGATGACTTGTCTGCATAAACATGACTAAATCCATCTTTCTCAATCTTTGTAATAAAGTTAGGGTCTTGTTCTAATTTTGTTCCTCTAGCACTGCTGCCATAAGAAACAGCACCATTAAATTTATCAAATTTATCTGTCATCAACTCTAAATTATTTTTCAATACACCACCACCTTGTCTATCCATATCTTCCCCTGCTTCAGTAGGTACTTGAGAATTACCTTCCCCTGCTAATACTGTATTATTTTGTTTTGTTTCTGTACTTGTATTTGTAAATGATGCAGGTATTATGTTTGCGTTGTTATCAATAGAGCTTTTTGTTTCTGGTTTTACAAATAGGTTTTTAAGTCTTTCTCTAAAACCAACATTATTGTCTTCTTTTTTCTTTTCTTCTACAGGTGCAGTAGTACCTTCAGTTACATTAATAAGGGTTTCACTACCTTTTATGTAAAACTTACCATCTCTTTCTTCAACTTCTTCATTGGTTTGCATTGTTTCAAATGTATTTTGACTAACTGTTATTTGTCCTTTTGATTCTTCTTCTTTTAGTTGTATGCCTAATTGTTCTTGTGCTTTTTTCCATACACCACCTTCATTTAAAACATAAGAATTAGTTGTTTTTGGATTATTAATTCTAGTTATATCTGCTGCATAATCAACCATAGCTTGCTCTATTTCAGCAGCAAACGTTTCGGGGTCTAAATTCTTTTTACCAATTTCTATTATTGCTTTATTAAATTTATTTGTCGCATCATAATATTTTAATTCTAATTTCAAACCGCTTTTTGAAACTGACTTCCATCTATCAGCAAGATTATTACCACCAAGAATATCTTTTGATTGATTTATCAGTTCATTAATTCTAGGTC